GGATTTGTTACAGATCTAGATAGAACAGTTTTTAAACAACCTATACTAAATGGTTTTATTAGAGGTATGGGTAATTTATATGAAATAATGGCGGAATCAAGAACTGCCGCAAAGAGCCTTAATGCCAATGATACTCATATTAAAACATCTGAATATGCTTCAAGAAGAATACAATTATTAACAATGACTGTATTGAATGTAGAAAATACAGATTGTGGAAGTACAGACTATCTAGATATGATAGTCACTAAAGAAAACTTAGAAAATCTAAAAGGTAAATATTATATTAATTTAGATTCTAATAAATTAGACTATATTAAAGGAGATGAAACTCATTTAATAGGTCATGTATTAAAACTAAGAACAGCTTTAAGGTGTAAACTACCTAACCAATATAATATATGCACAACTTGTTTAGGCAAGGTATCTGAAAACTTTAAAGAAAATAGTAATCTCGGTTATACCATGACATCTTCTTTAATGGAAAGGTTAACCCAGTCTATATTATCTACTAAGCATCTAACACATTCTGTTAAAAAGGCTACTATTAATCTCGAAGATAGTGCTAAAAAGTATTTTCATAGTGACCAAGAAAACAATATATACTTTAATACCGATATAAACCTAAACGGTATGCATATAGTATTACCTAATTCTAATATGAGTAAACTTGTTGATGTATTAAATCTTCCTCATACCAATATTTCACTAAGTAAGATTGGTGAGTTAGATATAGTAGCAATAAAGGACACTAACCATAAAACTCCAGTTCAAGAAACTGTTAATATAGCTTATAAAGATAGACTGTCTATTATAACTAAATATTTTCTTGAGTATATAAAGAGGGTTAAAATAGAAAGTGATAGCAGAGGTAATTTTGTTATACCTCTCGAAGAGTTTAATAAAGAATTCCCTATATTTCATAATCCACTTAAGGAAACTAACATTATATCGTTTGTTAATAGAATAGCCAGTTTAATAGAAACTACTAAAGATAAAATTTCTGACCCATTTGAAAAATTAGATATTATATTTAATTCGGTAATAGAATTATTTAAGTGTAATCTTACTGTATTAGAAGTTATAATATATGCTACTACTACTAAGAATGCTTATAACGACGATTATAGGCTGGGAAGAATGCCAGTTTTTGATAAGTCAGAATCTAAGAGTATACTATTTAGACATAGAAGTATGTCTGCTTTATTAGTATATGAAGACCAGATTTCTGAATTAATAAAACAACCAGTTACGGCATTTACATATAAGTATAGAACCAAACACCCTATGGATGTTTTATTTGTAGGTTCTGATGTTTTAAAATCAAGTTAATACAAACTGTCCCTCTGTAAAAAGAGGGACAGTTCTTTTTTAATTATGTTTTTAATTTAATGAATTATATATAAAGGAGTTAAGCCATGAAAAATCTTGCAGATACTGTTTCATTAATTCTAATGTTGTTATTTGTGGTAGTTCCGTGGATGTTAGGGGTAGTTATAGCTAAGGGTTTTATTAGTACTTCTATAGCTATTTTTATTCCTTTATACGCTTGGTATCTAGGAATAGAATTCTTTTTTCAGAGGTATTTTGGTTGAATAAGTTAACAATATACAACCTAAGCGTTTGTTTAGAAACCTACGATATAACTGTACACTCTCATCTCACTAACTTTTTAGATAAGTATTATACTATTAAATCTTTAGGATTTTCGTCTAAAGTAGGCGGCGATGATAAAGTATTTATAGGTAAGATAAGAAATAAAAACATATTCCATATGCATAGTAATCAGTTTGTACATTTCTATCATTATTTAAAGGAAATAAACTATAACTTAGTGATAGATGAAAAGATAGATAAAAGAGATTATTATGTATCTAAGGCTGATATGTCTATGAGAGATAATTGGGTACTAAGAGATAATCAAATACCAATTAGAGATTTCTTAGTAGAAAACCCAACTAAATCTAAATTAGTTCCTCTTCAAACTGGATTTGGTAAAGGTATAATAACTTTAGCAGCTTTAGCTGAATTAAAGAAAAGAACAGCTATAGTGGTATTATCTAAGTTTGCTGAAAAGTGGATAATAGAGATAGCAGAGAAACATAATACTACTACTAAAGATGTAATGCTTATACAGGGAAGTAAATCTTTAGCCGGGTTAATTCAAATGGCTAAAAATAATGAACTTACTAATAACTATTATGTATTTAGCGCAGAAACTTTACAGTATTTTTTAACCGCGTATGAAACTAACCAAGAAGATACTATAGAACAATACGGATGTTCACCTATGGAACTATTCCCTCTTATAGGAATAGGAATAATGGTAAATGATGAGTCTCATTTAAGTTTTCATTTATTATATAAGATAATAGTATATACTAATGTAGAATATCAAATAGGGTTAACGGCTACATTAATATCAGATAACCCTACTTTAAAAAGAATGTATAAAATAATATATCCTTCTAACTGTATATACGGAGAAGGCCAAATTAATAAATATATAGATGTATACCCAATCTCTTACACTATAAATAATAGTAACGTACTTAAATTAATTAAGACTACTAATTTTGGGTCTTCTAACTACTCTCATATAGCCTTTGAGAAAAGTATTTCTAGAAGAGACATACTACTTAGATTTTATTATAAATTAATAGATAGAACTATTCAAGACTACTATATACAAGACTACAAAGACAATGATAAGCTTATTATATTTGTATCTACAGTAGATATGGCTAGTAAATTAACGTCATATTTAAAGGAAATGTATACAGATAAGGATGTTAGACGATATTGTCAAGAAGATCCTTACGAAGATTTAATAAACGGAGAAATAGTAGTTACTACAGTTATTAGCGCCGGTACTGGTGTTGATATACCTAATCTAAGAGTAGTTATACAAACCGTAAGCATATCATCGCCTCAGTCTAATTTACAGTCTTTAGGTAGACTTAGAAAGTTAAATGATAGAGACGTAAAGTTCTGCTATTTATATTGCGAAAATATCTCTAAGCAGAAACAATATCATCTAAGAAGAACAGAACTATTTAGAGAGTATGTTGCGAGTGTTAACCTGAGAAGAAGTCCTGTAAACTTAAACTAAAGGGTAATTAAAGTGCTAGAATCAAACTCACCTAAAATAGTATTTGTAGATGGACCTACAGGTGTAGGGAAAGATTATTTTATAGATAATCTAAAAGAAGTATTAAACTATAAAAGTGACAAAATTGTATCTGTTATCAGAGCCACAGATATAGTACTTAATTCAAGAACAATAACTGAAAATAGAAAGTATACTAAATATACTACCGGAGAATTAAAGTCTAATAGTATATTTGCAGGGCATATTAATTTACTAGCCACAATAAATACTAAATTAAATATAAAGAAAGAATGTGATCTAGTAATAGTTAATAGAAGTTTCTTATCTTTCCTTATATATAACATGTACCCTATTATAGACTTTGAAAGAACCGATGGTAGCTTGTTTTTAAAAGATCAATTAAAGGACTTCATTAGTATATACTCTAACTTGTTTTATACTTTATTTTACAAGACGCCTAGTTTATTTATTAATTTAGTAGTTGGTAATGATTCATTAAGTAAATGCGTAGATATAATAGTAGAACGAATTAGTTCTAGAAAAGAAAAAAAGGATATAGACCGAGAATGGTTAGAAACATTAGTATTAAACTATAGTTCTCCGGACGGTAATCTGATAAAGATATTTAACCATTACGAGGTTATAGACAGTAATGGGTTTAACTTTATAGCGGATAACTATTTTCCAATTTAAAAATATAAGAAATATAGCAAAAGCTATCTAAGGAGAGAGGGATTTGCCCTCTCTTCTTTTTTACTAATTTTAGTTATATTTCTTTCTTATTTTTTCTTTAATTCTCTTTCGATAATTTGAATCCTTATATTAAACTTTTAACAAAAACACAGAGTTAAGCATGGATATAAGAGTTGTTCTTTCTAAAGTTATTACACTTATCTATAAGTCAAGATTATTAGGAACTACGGACTATGATAACCTTATTAGAACAATATTAGATACTATAAAAGTCGATTCTCCTGAATTTAATTTCCTTGGAAATAATAGTATAAAAAGTTTTAAGGAAATGTGCTTATCATTGTTAAATGAAAAAGACATAATCCCTAAAGAAGTATTAATACCGCAAATATCTATTATATTAGAAAACGATACTAAACTTTTAAATGTAATCAAGGATTCAATTGAACAAGATCAAGAAGAATCATCTAACAAGAGAATAGTTACTAATTTAGTAAAAAATCTTAATAATTACTATAGAGAACAGTTAGCTATAGATATAATTAGTAAAGTAAGTTATGACCTTAAATTTAACAGGAATAAAATAACTAACTTTAGTGATTATTTACAGAATACAATTAGTCAACTTGAACCATTGGCTACTTCTATTACTACGTTTAAAGACCCTGCTATAGTAAATGAGTTAGACTTTGAAAATCCTGAAAGTGTTGATACTATATTCGATGCAGTAAAGGCAATGAATAACGATTCAGGAGTTTATAAGTTCGGATGGCAGGCTTTAAATAGAATGCTACAGGGAGGAATTAGAAGAGGGGAATTTCAAATATATCCTGCTTTAGAGCATAGGTTTAAAACAGGATTTACATTAAGCTGCTTTATAGAAGTAGCTAGACAAAATGTTCCACAACTAACTAAAGACGAAATAGAAGGTAATAAAAAACCTTTACTTTTAAGAATTTCATTTGAAGATAGTCTTACCAACAATCTTCAGTTCATGTATCAATATTTAAAAGCTATGGAAGGCAATCCTATAGCTACTAGGGATTTTGTTAGTATACCGTCGTCAGAAATGACTGAATATATTCTTAAGGAAATGACTAAGACTGGATTCCATATTAAGATGCTTAGAGTAGATCCGTCTCAATGGTCTTATATGTCAGTTATTAATAAGATTATTGAACTAGAAGCACAAGGATATAGTGTACACTTACTAATGTTAGATTATATAACTCTTTTACCTACTACAGGGTGTACTCAAGGTCCTATCGGGTCAGATAAGAGGGATTTAATAAGAAGAATGCGTAACTTTACCTCTGCTAGAAATATAGCGTTTATAAGTCCTTTACAGTTAGGACCAGAAGTAAAACAGATGCTAAGAAACGGAGTACCGGAACATCAGATAGTTAAAGATATTGTAGGTAAGTCTTTACTAGATGGTTCTAAGAGTATTTCGCAAGAAGTAGATACTATAGTGTATTTACATTTGTTTACTCATAGAAGAAAAAAGTTTTTATCAGTAGCTTTAGATAAACATAGGTTACCTAGTGTAGTGGGTGAGGAAGATAGATATTTTATATTACCTTTCCCTGGGCTCAATATACCTATATTAGGGGATTTAGATAAAGAAGATAGTAGTTTACAGAAGTTACCTAAAGGTGACTATGAAGATGGTTCTGGTAATCTACTAAATGAAGTTCTTGGTTAATATAGTAATACCCACCTGGCTATTAAAAAGCCAGGTGGGTATATTTTAACTAAGCTCAGTTATTTTTAAGATGTTCAGCTATTAGATTAATTATATTTCTATAAGCTTCTTCATTTCTATTTGAGTTAATTCTATTTTTAAAAAACTTAAATATACATAAAATTAATATAGTTATTAACACAAACCAGAACATAAATACCTCTTTAAGAAGACTGTTACTTATTACGAGATCTGTATATATTTACTATTTCTCTTACTAGAGGGTCTCTGGTAATATCGTGTTCTTTAAATTCAAATATAGACGCGTGTCTACTATTTTTAAATAGGGCTAAGGCGTCCTGTAAGCCGTTTCTAGCCCCTTTTGGAAGATCAGACTGCTCTACATCGCCATTAATAATAACTCTCGTTCCTTCGCCTATTCTTGTTAAAAACATTTTAATTTGAGATGGAGTTGTATTTTGAGCTTCATCGAGAAGCACAATTGAATCTCTAAAAGTAGAACCTCTCATCATCATTAAAGGCTTTGCTATAAACTTACCAATATTAAACTGAGTTTCAACTGACTTCTTACCCATTTTACCTTCCATTACGTCAATGAAAGGCCCTATCCAGCCAGCAAACTTTTCTTGCTCTGTACCTGGAAGAAATCCAATTTCTTCGTCACATCCTACCATTGGTCTTGTTATTACTATCTTTTCTACCTTTCTTAATAAAAATTGTTCTACGGCCCAAGAAGTAGATAAGAAACTTTTACCAGTTCCAGCTGGTCCAGTTAAAAATACTA